CCAGCAATAGCAGTAATCTTATTCCCAGATACACCACCAAATATGCTACCTGAAACCAGTGCATTAAAAATGTACGAACCTGTGTCAACATAAGTTTCACTTTCGTCAATATCAGATGCGAGTTGAGTGTAGTCATCACCAATCTCTTTTACAATATCTTTTAAAAAGTCCATCAGTTAAAAAATGAATCAAGGTTTACAGTTTTTTCTACACTCCATCCGATGGCATCTAAGATTGCTTTCAGAGGCTCTACAAAACTCTTTTCAAATTGTAGATCATAGTCTATGTATTTGTCAAGATGAAGTTCTCTCGGAAAATCTTGAATAAAAGAAATAACATTTTCCTGAATAATGTTTGGTTTTTTCAGGTAAATAAACTTAATTTTTTCACCATTATTAATCAGAGAATACTTATTTGTGAGATTATTCTCTTTTATATAATGATTAAAAAGTAGTGCTCCTCTACAATGAATTGGAGTTCCTTTTACATAGATATCGGAATATGAATGATATTTTCGAATATCAGATGCTGTTCTTGGGAAAGCAATAGATTCTGGAGGAAGATTCCTAAATTCTGATCGACACTTATCAATGAAATCAATAACCTCATCTTCTGTCCCGTTCATCATAAGTTTGAGACCATCCTTAATCATCTTGCGACAAGGTGCAGGAGTAGAAGACTTCACTGCTTCGATGCCCATCATCTTCAGTTTGGGTTCATTGTATTGAACACCCTCACTATTCCATACATTAAGGATATATCGCTTCTTCGCAGTCCAGATACCACGCTCAGCGATATTCTCACGCTTCATTTGCATTTTTTGTTCATATGCCTGAACGTAATTCGCAAGTTCCTGATAAGATTGTTCGATGAATGGTTCCAACTTATCTTGGCAGATCTTATCAAGTATTCCAACAATCTTTGTTTTATCACCAGACTGATTACTAAAAAATTTAGTAACAAGAGGTCCCATATTAAGATAAATTGAGTCAGTGTCAGATGCGATGACATAATCTTCTGTCTCAGTTTTTAAAAGGTTATTTAGATATTGATTCATTTTGTTCTCAATCCAACGGATTGAGACTTGTCCTGAGAGTGTAATTGCTTCAGCATTCGCCAACTTATAATATCTAAAGTACTGATTACCGATAGCGCCATAAGCAGAATTGAGCTGAATCTTACGAGCCATCTGAATATTGTTACATCTCGATATTTCTTTCTCAAGTTCTTTTGTGGGTGTTTTTTCATATTCCTGTTTTGCCGAAAGCATTTTTTTCTTATAAATGGTTCTATCCTTATAGATCTTCTCCATCAGTTCTGGAAGAAAACCCTTCACATCTTTACGGAACATTGCACCATTGGCACACACCGCATTATCCTTATACATCTCAAATGTCAATTCTTCATTTAGAATCTTATCAACAGTAACAGTGGGATGGCGAGAATCTTGCAAAGTTTCTGGCGAGATGTTGTACTGCATAATGAGGTGGGGGTATAGGGAGTTGAGGTCAAAGGAAACAACCCAATCATACTTTCCAGGAATTGGTTCTTTAACATATGCTCCTGCATACTTAGAATCTTTATCAGAACGCTCTTTAGGTGGAATTACAATGTTTCTTTTCTTTAGATAATTGTAGATGATTGCATCCCACATACGAACTTGAAAAAACACATCCGTATAATTTACTTTAGCGTCATATGCCATAGTGATTGCAAGTTCAATCAACTTCATCTTGTCTTCCATACGGTCGACAAGTTCCACGTCAATGATGTTGTATTCTACAAACTTCTGCCAACCTTTTGTATAAAAATCTTTGAAAGTATCAAACTCGGAGTGATCGAGTTTCTTCTGACCGAGTTCAACACTTGCAATATAATCAAGACGATATGATTCCTGTGCTTTATAAGTGAACTTCTTATAAAGGTTTAGATAATCAAGTTGAGTGACTCCACCCACATCGTAGGAAATGTGTTTCCGCCCAGCAATAAATGTTTCTTTTTCCGTAACAAGACCCCAAGGCGACAGCCTTTTCATCAGCTTTTCACCAAGAATGCGATCAATACGCCTAACCAAATATGGAATATCGTAGAGTTCACTATTCCAACCAGTAATAACTTCGGGAGTATTCTCCTCAATCATCCACCAGTTGATAAAGTCATTCAAAAGTTCGTACTCTGTAGAAAAACTTTTGTAGATAACGTTTTTCTGTTTATTATTAAAAGTTCCTTGACCCCAAGTGCGGATCTGTTTGGTAGCATAATCCTGAATTGTAATCAGAAGAACTTCTTCTGCAGCAGACTCAACATCAGGGAATCCATTTTCTGATGCAACCTCAATATCTAAGGTAGAAATTTTAATTTTACTCGTGTCAAATTTTATTTCATCTTCTGGATACATCTCAGAAATGTATTGATAGATATACCTATCATTTCCATAGATCTTAAAATTATCTACGCCCTCATACTTTTTGATGAAATCGCGGCAGTCACGAACAGTTCCAGGTTCTACCGATTCAACATAATCTCCCTCTAGAGTTTTATATTTTGTTTTATTATTTGAAGGAACGAAGAGAGTTGGATAAAATTTTTCCCTTGTTGCAAAATGTTTCCCATTCTCATAACCACGAACAAGGAAGTGGTCACCGACCATCTGAACATTGGTGTAAAATCTCATTATGAATTAATTGATATCGGATGTGGGTTTCAAATTTTTCTGTGTGTATTGTAGCATCTTTTCCAGTAAACTGCTCAAAAGCACTGACAAACATCATGAAATAATGCCAGTAATTTGGGGCAAGATATTGTGGAGACATGCATACAAAAATATGATCAAAATTATAATCTTCGAAATTATAATCTTCTTTTTCTAGATTCTTATAATTTGGAATAATTTGCTCATTGTAAATGTTTCTACCTTTATTACCGCTGTTAGAATTTCCTATCCAAGTAAAAGAATTTATTTTTCCATTTCCACTTAACCAGGCACCCCAATTTCCTTCATGAACCCTATTATGCTTTAAAACCTCATAATATTCTAATTTGTAGGCATCTTCTTCATCCATTTTTTTAGTGTATTCGCCACCAAAAACATCATCGTGATGATCAATATTGATTAAATCAATATTATCCCAATCTGCAATACTGAACAAAATAGAATCATGCTCATACCCAAAAGAAACGCTATCACAATTTCTTAAAGATCTTAAGAAAGTATTATAGCAAAATAACAAATTTGACTGATCAATATAAAGATGACCTTCTCTGAAGTTTGTTCTGTCAAAGAAAACTTCCCATCTTGAGGTTGGATTGCTATCATAATAGACATCATCATATAATTCTATTGATGGTGCCATTATATAATCCAGATCAATACTCAATACTTTCATAATCTAAATTTCATTCAATCAAAAATTTCAGAGTACTTTGCTAATAATTTACTAGTTGGTTCCACAATTGTTAGAATATTCTCAGATCTGATCATAATTTCGGAATCATTTGTGCAATTCAACCATTTGGATACATTATTATCCGAATCAAACACACAAACATTAGTTAGTTTGCAATCTGGTTCACCAAGTTCTGCTGAAACCTGTTCGATTTTTGAAATCAAAGTAACTTGATTCATAAGAACTAAACACTTAATCATCAGAAATACCTACCTTTTCTTTATAAATTTTTACCAGATCATCTATTGGTTCTGTAATGGATATGACTGAATTCATAGAGATATAGAATTCATTTTCCTTAGAAAGGGGAACCCATGCGGAAAGAACCATCTCAATAGAATCCGATTCATTTTCTTCTGTTAGGAATTCTTTTTTAATCTCATTAAGATAAACTTTTTGAGGTTTTATAAGTTGATATGCTTGGCATTTTTCATCAATCAAAACCTCCTTTACATCAGATATTACCTGATCCCCATTATTAAAGACAACGATTTTAATAGACATTTTAATTTCTTATTCAGTCAAATTATAGCAATAAAAAGGGGATAATTCAATCCTTTAAAGGGTGACTTTTTTTATAAAATCTTTATAATGTAGAAGCTTTTTTATTAAATTGAATTTCAAATGGATAAATTAAGCCCATCAGAAAGCGAAGAATTAAAAGGCATACTATTTTTAATAGTTGGGCCTTCTGGAGTTGGAAAAGGTACAGTAATTGAGCATTTAAAAAAATTACACCCGGAATTTGAATATCCTATATCTGCAACAACTAGAAAAGCAAGGCCTGGAGAGAAAGATGGTTTGGTTTATCACTTTGTTTCAAAAGAATTTTTTGAAGACATGATTAAAAACGATGACCTTCTTGAATATGCAATTGTACATAA